TGAGACATATAAAAGTAAAAGATTACGAGGGTTTAGTAAGAGATACAAAATCAAATGCGATTGTAAATACACAATCGTCTGAATACGAAGTCTATATCTCTCGCATACAAAAAAGAAAAGAACACAGTGACCAAATACGTAGTGTAGTAAAAGAGGTAAATATATTAAAGCAAGAATTAATTGAGATTAAAAATCTCATAAAAGAGGTAATCAATAAGTAATATGGCTATAAGATCAGTCGCAACCACAGATACATTAAACACTTTAAGAACAGAATTTAATAATCTTGCAATAGATGGAGGCGATCTTACAACTTTAAATACCTCTAACAAATCGTCTTTAGTCGGAGCTATAAACGAAGCATTTGGTTCTACTTTTAGTTTTATATTAAGAGATAGCACTTCTAGTACACAGACAATATCCGGAAATGACACCTTAAATGTTGTAGGTGACTCTAATATATCTGTAACTGTATCTGCTACGGACTTATTAAATATTAATTTAAGTAGTAATATCACTGGTATTTCTACTATAAATGTTACATCTGATTTAAAAATAAATAACGTATCAGTTGCGACTAAACCTTTTGCCATAGCACAGGCAGTGGCATTAGGTTAAAAAATAGTGTCTGTAAATATATATTTTATAAATATACAAAGTATTATAAATATTTAAAAAATTAGGATAAAAATGGCTAATGATTTTAAAAGATTTGCCCAAGCAAGCGTAAACACTTCAGCAGGAGCCTCGGCGACTGCAGTATATACTGTACCTGCAGGTTCAGGTTCTACAGCTCTAGAGTCAATTATTATAGGTATCAATCTATCAAATAAATCTGCTTCACAAGTTACCGCACAAGTGTTCTTAGACCACCTTGATGGTTCGAGTGATAGTAATATTATTAAAGATGTTGCTATACCTGCCGGAACATCTTTTGAAGTGATGAGAGGAAATAAATTAGTAGTACAAAATAATGGTACCACGGGAGATGTAGTTAGAGTTTCTTGTAGTGCCTCTACATCTTTAGACGTAATAATATCAGTTTTAGAGGACGTATAACATAATGAGTTCAAATTATTTAGGTTTAGGTTCGCAAACTCTTATAGTACCAGGAACATTTTTTTCTAATTATAGTACAATTAGTAATAACGTTACTATTGACACAAACATTGGTAATGGTATGTTAATTGGACCCATAACTATAAGTGGCGCAAGCACCACAGTAACAATTTCTGGTAATGGAGTCTTTACAATCTTATAAATAAAAGGGAGAATTATGGCAAGTACATTAAAAGTAGATCAGATAGAAGGACAAAGTGGAAGTACGCTTACGGTTCCGTCTGGTCAAACTTTAGACATTAGTTCGGCAACAGTATCATTTCCAGCATCAGTTGTTACTTTAACCGGATCACAAACACTTACAAATAAAACACTTACAAGTCCAACTTTAACCACACCAGCTTTAGGCACACCTGCTTCAGGAACACTAACAAACTGTACAAGTTTACCCGTTTCTGGAATTACAGCTTCTACGTCTTCTGCTTTAGGAGTTGGTACTTTAGAGGTAGGACACGCAACAGATACAACATTATCACGTGACTCTGCTGGAGTTCTTGCAGTTGAAGGAGTTGTAATAGATACAATTTCTGGAACAAATACTTTAACAAATAAAACACTTACTGCACCTAAGATTGCAAATGGTGGTTTTATTGCAGACGCAAATGGCAATGAACAGATTAAATTTACAACAACTGCATCTGCAGTAAATGAATTTACAGTTACAAACGCTGCAACAGGTAACGCACCGGCACTATCCGTAACTGGAGGTGACACAGACGTAGATTTGACAATTACACCTAAGGGATTAGGTCTTGTAACATTTAACGGTGGTGGAAAAATTCAACATCTTGCAGAAAAAGTTACAATTGCCGCAATTGCTGCAACAGGTACAATTAACTATGACGTGCTTACACAGGCAGTGTTGTATTATACTTCAAACGCAAGTGCTAACTGGACGCTTAATATAAGAGGTGATGGTTCTAACAGTTTAAATAACGTTATGGACACAGGTGAATCAATTACAGTTGCTCACCTGGTAACAATGACTACTGCGTATTATAACTCTGTAGTGCAAGTAGATGGAAACACGGTTACACCAGAATGGCAGGGAGGTTCCGCTCCTTCTTCTGGTAACGCTAACTCAGTTGATGTATATTCTTACACTATTGTAAAAACAGGAAGTGCTACCTTTACAGTGTTTGCATCACAAACACAATTTGCGTAATAGTTAAAATATTATTAAAAAAGGAGATTATTATATATGCCAATTTTCGCTTCGAAAGGTGGAGGTTCAAGTAGAGGGTTTGGAAGATTTGGTGCAGGAGGAGCACCTGCACAACTAGATTATTTAATTGTATCCGGAGGAGGTTCCGGAGCCGGAGCATACCACGGGTCTGGCGCCGGCGCCGGAGGGCATAGATCAAGTTTTCCTGGAGGTACAAAAGTTACTCTCAAAGGAGGAAATAATACCATTACTGTTGGAGCAGGAGCAGCGGGACAATCTCCAGCACCAGCTCCTCAAGCATTGGCAAACGGTCAACAAGGAAATGCCTCTTCATTTCCACAATTACCTGGTTCATCATTTACTGCAACTGGAGGAGGTGGAGGTGCCAGTTATGCCAATGGATTTCCTGGAGGTTCCGGAGGAGGCGCAGGCTCATCATCTTCCCCATCTCATTTTACGGGTGGTACAGGAAACGCAGGTGGTTATTCTCCTCCAGAGGGGAATCCTGGTGGCGGACCCGGCACTTCCAGTTCTGGAAAAGGCGGCGGTGGAGCAGGCGGAGCAGGAAGTGGTTCATCAGGAGGTTCTGGAGCAGATAATAGTATTACAGGGTCACCGGTTGTAAGAGCTGGTGGTGGAGGTGGGGCTGATTACGGTTTCGGATCAGGAGCGAATCCTGGTGGTGGTGGACCTGGTGGTGGTGGACCTGGTGGAACACAAGGAGCGGCTGGAACTGCAAACACTGGTGGTGGTGGAGGAGGGGCAGATAGTAGAGGTCCCGGAGAAAATTTTAGACCGCCTGGAGAAGGCGGACCCGGTGGTTCAGGTGTCGTAATTTTTAGAGCTCCAGGTCCAGTTGGAGCAAAATTAACTGTATCACCAGGAACTAATACAAAATCAACATTACCGGGAGGTGACGTAGTTTGTACTTTTACAGTCTCCGGAACTTTAAGGTGTGGATAGAAATAATTAAATGGCACATTTTGCAGAATTAGATATATATAACGTAGTTTTAAGAGTTGTAGTGGGTTGTAATATTGACATAGCAAACAATGGTGGAGAACAGTCTGAACAGGCTGCTAAACATTTTGAATCTACCGTACCTCTATCTCCTCTTGGAGTTAAATGGATGCAAACATCTTACAATCATAATTTTAGAAAAAGATTTGCAGGAAAAGGAAATTTATATGATCCAGTTAAAGATATTTTTTATTTACCACAACCATATGCGTCGTGGACATTAAATTCTAATAATGATTGGGTTGCTCCATATCCACGTCCTAGTGATGGAAAATTATATGAGTGGAACGAACAGTATTTAAGATGGGATTTAGTAAACATAGAAATTGAGTAATCGCTAAAAGAATTTTAATTTTTAGGTATTATTATACTCCATTCTATATTTTTTACTAAATTTTCTAAAGTTGTTTTCTTTAAACTATTATTTTTCATATAGTTTTTTAATTCAGTCGTATCTACTAAAATCCAATTTTTATCATCTTCAAATAAAATTTTATCTGCTTCACTTTTAGAATTTACGAGTTTACCTTTTTCGCCTTTTGGAAAATCATTTAAATAACGTATGTCAAATTTATAATATTGATTTGATTGTTTTAATAAACCTTGTACTTGATAAGTGTTATTTGTATGCCAAGTAACGTTTGTAAGACACTTATTTACAAATTTAATGTTCAAATTTTTTTTTATTTATTGATTAAACCCTTTTTTTAAATATTCCCAAGAATCATTTAAAAATGGCCAAGTTAAATTTATATTATTTTCGTTGTTTTTTATTGTATTTAAAGTTGTGTTCCATATTTCATTATTTTTTAAATGTTTTTTTGTTGTTTTTATTGTATGGTTCCAAAATTTAGAATTGTAAATTGAACCTTGACTGTAGACATAACAAATAAAATTTTCATATTGTTTCGCAAGTGTATCTAATTTAACATTAACTTCGTCTTCATTTTTTATTTTATGAATATAATCAAAGAATTGGCGATTTACATTATCATAATAAGTTCCAGATAAGGCCTCAAGTGGTTCATAAAAAATAGCTCTATTTCCATTTTTAATTATTCTACCATTTAAGTATTTTTTAGATCTATATGGCTGAAATTTTAAATCTCTTAAATCTTTTTTAACTATTTTACTTTTAAATATTTGATTTATTTCTTTAATTGCTTCTTTTTCAGAAGTAATTTTATCATTAAATAAATATCCCCACCCTTGTCTATGAGTTAAAGGAATACCAAAAATCCAACCATTATTATGAGCTTGATGATATGTATAATTCCAAGTTCCTGGTTTTTGTACTAAATTTACAAAACACCTATTTAAAGGTAAAGATTTACACACCTCATATTCACTATAATCTTCCGGGTAACCTCTACAATCTATTACGTAATCAAAATCTTTTTTTTCTTTATTAAAAATAATGGTTACTTTTTCATTACTTTGTTTTAATTCAATAACATTATTATGTAAAATATTAAAACGATTTTTATACATTTTTTTACATCTTTCAAAAATTTTTTCTGCTAATTTAAAGTTATCAAAATGCATAGCATATTGAATTGGAAGAATTGGACTAAAAAAATCTTTTTTTCTCCAATTTTTGTACAAAACACCCATTTTGATTGTAGAACTTAATTCTTTTGAATTAATAAAAACATTATATTTTACAGACTCCCATAATAATTGAGGTAAATGAACGTTACTACTTTCCCCAATTCCTAAAATTGGTTTGTTAAAATCGTAAATACAAGTAATATTAGAATTAGGTATATACCTTAAAAAATGACATACCGACATTACTCCAACAGTTCCTGAACCTAAAATTGCTATTTTCATATCTAAAGTAACTATTTTGTATTTATACCAAGAATAATAGTTTAAGTCAAGTGTTTTGACAAAACTCTATGATTAGTTATTAAATTTTTGTGTATAAATATATTAGTGTGAACTTGACATATATATGAAAAAGTGTATAATATTAAAAGCTGTATTAAATTTAAAAATATGAATTTATTAAACCATTATTATTATTTTACAAATGCTTTACCAAAAAAATTTTGTGATGAATTACTAAACTTTGGTAAAAATCAACAAGAATTATTAGCTTTAACTGGCGGATTTTCTGATAATAGAGATTTAAACAAAAATCCTCTTACAAAAAAAGAATTAAAAGAATTAAAAAAAAGAAGAAATTCCAATATTGCTTGGTTGAGCGAACAATGGATTTATAAAGAGATACAACCTTATGTTCACGAAGCAAATAAATTAGCTGGTTGGAATTTTGATTGGGATTGGTCAGAGTCTTGTCAATTCACAAAATATTCACCAGGTCAATATTATGATTGGCATTGTGACTCTTTTAATGAACCAAATAAACGACCAGAAGACTTAAATACTAATGGTAAAATAAGAAAATTATCAGTTACGTGTTCTTTATCAGATCCTTCTGAATATCAAGGCGGTGAATTAGAATTTAATTTTAATGATCCAACAAAAACAAAAAAACAAAACATTAGAAAATGCATCGAAATATTACCACGAGGTTCAATCGTTGTATTTCCTAGTTTTGTGTGGCATAGAGTTTGTCCTATAAAAAAAGGAATAAGATACTCACTTGTAATGTGGAATTTAGGTTACCCATTTAAATAATATGTTATTTCCTACTTATATTGCTGATAATTTTTTTCCTGACTTCAAAAAAGTTTTAGATTTTGAAAAAAAATTAAAGTATTATAGAGCTAATGATGGTAGATGGCCCGGTGAAAGAACTCAAAAGCTTCACGAGGTAAATTATGATTTTTATTCTTATGTTAATAATAAAATTTTGTCACTAATGTATCCTTATGAGGTTAATAACATTATTTATTTAGCTACAATGACTTTTCAAAAAATTAACACACAAGAATATGGAAAAGCTTGGATACATTCAGATGATGAAAATAGTATGTTTACTTCAATTATTTACATTTCAAATCATTTAGATAAAGGTACAAGTATTTATAATTTAAAAAAAAATAACTTTTATTTTAGTGGTGAAAATGCTCATAATCAACATAAAGAAAAACATTATTTAAACGTAACTGACAAGTCATTAAAAGAAAACTCTGAAAAACATTGTGTTATTAGTAATTCTAAATATGAAGAAAGCGTAAAAATAAATTCTAAACCAAATAGAATTTTAATTTTTGATGCACACTCGTTTCACGGTGCGCATAATTTTAATGAAACAGTAGATAAAAAAGAACCTAGAATAACTTTAATAACATTTTTTCACAAAATTGATTTTAAAGACATAACACCCAAATATCCAATTTCGGAATGTAATAATTTTTAATGATAAAATTTAATGAATAAAAACTTTTTCCTTACAAAAAAAAACTTAATTTCAAAAGAAAATTGTAGCTTGTTGATAAAAGAATATGATAAAAAATTAATTAATGATAAAACAAATTTTAGAAATTACAAATACTACGATATAAATTTGAACGATTTCCCGTATTTAAATATATTATTAAAATGTGTAAAGGAATATAAAGAAATGTACCCAGAAATTAATCAAACTGCCTCTTATTGGCAATTAACTTCACCGATAAGGTATAAAGTTTGGGAAAAGGGATCATACTACAGCGATTTTCATTCTGAACATTCTATTGTGTTTCCAAATAGAGTATTATCTTTACAACTTTATCTAACATCACATAGTTGTGGAACAGAATTTTTTGATAAAACCATTATTAAAAGTGAAATTGGTAAAGTTTGTATTTTTCCTGCTTACTTTACTCACACTCATAAAGGACAACCAGATATAAATAAAAATAGAAGTATAATTACAGGTTATGTAGAATTTGTTGAGAAAGGACCTAAAGAATGGATTTAAATTTTAAAGGATATTTTATTTCTCCAATTTATGTTATTAATAATTTAAATTGGGTTACTTTTTTTAATAAAAAAATTAAAAAAGAAAAAAACTTTTTACTTATAAAAAATTTAAAAGAGTATCAAAATTTTGAAGAAAATATAAAAAAAATTTCTAAAAACGTTTTAGAACATATAGGATATGAAATTTCCAATTTTAAAATAAATATAAAAAATATAATTTTTAAAATAGTTGAAAAAAATTCACCTTGTTTTTATAAAAACTTTTCTTTTTTAGATTCTCATTTAAGTGGTTTTTATTTTGTTAAGACTTCAGATGAGAGTCCATTTTTAATTTTCAAAGACCCCAGAATAAATAAAAAATTTATAGATTTACCCATAAAAAATAATGATGCCATAACTTTTAGTAGTGATTTAGTATTTTATAAACCAAAAATAGGAGATTTATTTATTTTTCCATCATACTTAGAAAATTATATAGAATTAAATAAACAAAAAAATTCTTTTAATTTTTTATATTTTGATATAAAATGTTTTTAAAAAAAATATTATGAGCTTTAGTAAAAAAAAATTTTTAGTTGTAAAAAAAGTTATATCAGAAGAACTTTCTGATTTTATATATAAATATTTTCTTCTTAAAAGACAAGTGGCAAATACTATGTTTGATTACACTTATATATCACCATTTTCTGATGATTATGGTACGTACACAGACCATCAAGCCCCCAATACATATTCTCATTATGCTGATGTAGTTATGGAAACTTTAGCAATAAAAATTTTTCCAATAATGGAAATGAACACAAAAACAAAACTATTACCAACATACACCTATGCTAGAATATATAAAAACGGAGACATACTAAAACGTCATAAAGACAGATCAAGTTGTGAAATTTCAACAACTTTACATTTAGGTGGAGACAAAGAATGGCCAATTTTATTGTGTCCAAACAAAAATAGTGGACATTTTAATGAGGATGGATCTTATACTAGCGATTTTTCAAAAGGCATAAAAATAATTTTAGAACCCGGAGATATGTTAATTTATAAAGGGTGTGATTTAGAGCATTGGAGAGAATCTTTTACTGGAGAAACACACGCTCAAGTTTTTTTACATTATGTAGAAAAATCAAAAGAAAATGAAAAATTAATTTTCGACACAAGACCTCATCTAGGATTACCTAGTTGGTTTAAAGGAAAAGGAGAAAAAAAATGACATATGCATTAGAACAAAGAATTAAACAATTAGAAAATCAATTGTCTATCGAAACACAATTGAGAAAATCAGAAGTACAAATGAATCAAGACATTTTAGATGAAAATGAAAAGTTAGAACTACAAATTGAAACGTTAAATAATATAAATCAACAGTATTCAGAATTAATTGCTAAATTAAGAAATAGATTAAAAAAACTTGTTGTAGATAAAAATATTTCAACTTCATTAGATATATAATGTTCAACTAAATGAATTTAAATAATAATTTTATTTTGTTGTATGATAATTTTTTATCAAAAAAAGAGTGCAGTATATTTATAAAAAATTTTGAAAAAGAAAAAAATAATGTCAAACCATACAGAAATACTTTTACTTTAAAAATAAAAAATATTGAATTATTAAAAAAACTTAATTTTCAATTTAATATAGATAAATTGTTGACACCTGATAATTTAGAAATAGTAATGTGGCCTACAAATTCTTTTATGGATTCACATTACGATAAAGGAGATACTTTAGCTTTCATTATATATTTAAATGATAATTATGTAGGAGGAGAAACAATAGTTGATAAAATAAAAATTGTTCCAAAAACAGGAAAAATTGTATTATTCAGTAATGGTAAATTAGAACATTCTGTTTGTAAAATAGAAAAAGGAATAAGATATACACTGATAGGTTGGTATATTTAATAGATTTTTGTGGAGTGTGTTATAAAAAGATTTAATTTAAGTTTATAAAAACTTTAAAAATTACAATAATTTATTAAAAAAATACAACTATTATAAATATAATAAAAACAATAGGTAATTATGGCAGATATAATCATTGACGGTGTAACATATAAAGAAGAAGAATTAAGTGCTTATTTAAAAAACGTGTTAATTGCAAGACAAGAAATACTACAGTCTAAAATACGTAATCAAATTGAGTTAGAAAAAGTAGATGTTCTTTTAAATTATTACGACACAAAAATAAAAGAAGAAGTATCAAAAATTAAAAAGTAAACAATGGCTTCAATAGCAAATTTAATTATTGAACAGGGCGCCACATTTTCATCAGATATTACCGTTACAGAAGATGATGGTAGTATCTTTGACCTTACAGGTCATAACTCTTTTGGACAAATGACAAAAGGTTATGATACTTCAAATACTAGAACAACGTTTACGACAAGTAACAACACGGTTACCGGTGTTGTAACTATCAGTCTTACGGCGGCACAAACAGCGGCACTTGACGAGGGACGATATGTATATGATGTCGTGGTTGTAAGAACAGCTGACAGTACAGTTACAAGAGTGGTAGAGGGTATCGCAACTGTAAATTCACGTGTAGCCATAAACTACTAAAAGTATCTTATAAAATATACATTTTTATCCTCTTTTATATTATAAAAAAATATAAATAGTCAAAAAAGAAAGATTTTTTAAGTGGCAATTATTTCAACAAATGTTGTTACGGCTAAGGTTTCTACAAAAACTGGGGGTAAACCACAACAAGTAAGTGTTACTCTTCCGTCAGGTACAGTTTTACAAAATAGTGCATTAAAGTTAGCACTTTTACAAGATATTGATACCACAGCATTAACAGATGGTGCTTTACTACAATACAGAGCAGATGATCAAAACTTTGTGGCAAGAACAACACTTGCAGATGCACTACTAATTGGTAATAATGCATCAACTGGTGGCACAATTAAATTTAACGAAGGAACAGATAACGGTTCAAACTTTGTTGCTTTAAAGGCGCCAAATTCAGTTGCTTCAAACATTACCTTTACACTACCAGGTTTAGATGGCACAAGTGGTCAGGTATTAACTACAAATGGTTCAGGTATTCTTTCTTTTTCTACAGTTAGTAGTGACTTAATTATTTCAGATGACAGTTCATCTACAGCTACAATCAGTTTATTAACAGATACACTTAGAATTGCAGGTGGTACAGGAATTACTTCATCTATATCAGGCGATACAGTTACATTAGATATTGATAATACAGTTGCTACTTTAACAGGTTCTCAAACTTTAACAAATAAAACTTTAACAACTCCAGTAATATCTACAATTAGTAATAGTGGTACATTAACTTTACCTACATCTACAGACACATTAATTGGTAGAGCAACAACTGATACTTTAACAAATAAAACAATCAGTTTTACAAACAATACAATTAGTGCTACATCTGCTCAATTAGCTACGGCAATTTCAGATGAAACAGGTTCAGGTGCATTAGTATTTGCTAATTCTCCTACATTAGTAACACCTAATTTAGGAACACCATCAAGTTTAACTTTAACAAACGCTACAGACCTACCAATTAGTGGATTAACAAGCTCAACATCAACAGCATTAGGTGTTGGCACATTAGAATTAGGCCACGCTTCAGATACAACATTATCACGTAACTCTGCTGGTGTTTTAGCTGTTGAAGGTGTTGTGGTACCTACAATTTCATCTACAAATACTTTAACAAATAAATCAATTTCAGGTTCAACAAATACAATTACAAATATTGGTAACTCGTCAATTACAAATCCAAATATTAAATTTGTTGATGACACATCAACTGTATCAACTATTGATTTAGGTCAAACTATAA